CACGCGCTTGACCACATCCTTGTGGCTCATGCTCAGGCGGCTTACAGGCGGCTTGGCACCATAAAGGGCATCGAGCAGTTTCTTGGGGTTTGGCATCACTGGCTCCCGTTTCGGCGGGATGATACCGCGTGGTTTATTTTAAGCATAGTCTACCCAGGGGAGGAACCCACCCTCCCTCGCCCACAGGGCGTACTTCTTAATGCCCTGCCAGCGCAGCTTTGAGCCAGCGATTCCTTCCATGCCTTTGCTGTTACCTCCCTTGTCAAAGGCGTGTTGCCTGGTACCTCGCTGAGAGTCCAGACGGCTTGCAACAGGGGATGGTGTCAGCCGGTGTTTCCTCCCGCGCAGCCCATGCAGGCTCTTGATAACGCTCGGGGTGCGGACCGGTGGAACAAAAAAGCCGTTAAGGATGCCCCCTGGTGGCGTTCCTTCACGCTTGATAACGTAAAGGCAGGGAACATGCTTAACGGCTATCATCTGCGCCACACAGACACCATGATTGTGGCCAACACTGATCAACATGTCAAGAGGCATACGGATTGCCTTTGACAACGCCAGCATCAATCAGATCTTCTGGGTCATAGTCGTCTGGTGGTGGCGGGTCGATACTCAGCCAGCCAGCGTCGCGCAAGTATCTGAGTGCTTGGCTGAACGCATCCACAAAATCGTCGTGCGTCGTATTCGGGAAGCTGCAGATCTGCGTAACCATGCCCTCTGCCCAATCCCTGACGTAGCCAGCGCGATTACTCGACTCAGGGATATATACCCTTCCTGCTTTAACGACGTTGGCCACAATAGATAGGCGCTGAACCTTATCAGCCTTGCCAGGGTTGTAGGACCTTACCGGGATATGCGCACGCTGCAGATCCTGAATCAGCACGATGCCTGCGGCTTTGTCTTCCACGAGCACGAGGTCAACACGCTTGGCCGTCTTGCCTTCGCCAAACACGATCTCGTACTCGTCTAATACTTTAGGCTTAAGGTCAGGGTACTGCAGCCTGTCTTGCCAGGCGTCGATAATTAAGACGCACATACCGCCGTCTTGTGGCTTGAAGACACCGAAGGTGATTGAGGCGGTCGGATCGTTGATCGTCTTCTCAGTGAAGGCGCAGTCGTAAGACTGAACGACGTACTCCAACTTTGGTAGGGGTTTGTCTGCAGGCCAGAGCTTGAACCATTCCCGCTGGACAATACCGCCCTCCTCGGGATCGATGATCTCAGCGTATATCTCCTGCCGGCCAAGCTTGGTACCCTCGTACTGCAGGATCTGGCGCTTGAAGTTCTCAGACAGATTGGCAAGGTTGGAGTAAGTGCTTGCCGTTGTGAGCACTACGTCATCACCCTCTCTGCCGATCAGATCAATGATTAGGTCTCGAGGCTTGGGCGTGGTCGTGCAGATCAGCCGCGTCTTCATGTCGGGCAGCTTCAAGCGCATGCCAAATTGAATCTGATCCCAAGCTTCTTGGATGTATTCCCACGCTGCTAACTCATCAAGCCAGCCACCATGGAACTGCGGGCCACGGAAGCGCTCCGGTTCCGAGGCGGGGATTCCTTTGATCAAGCTGCCGTTAGTGAGTCTAAGTTCATGCAGGGCCTTGTTGTAATCAGCCACTAAGACGGGCGGAATGACCTGCAGGAGGCCCGAATCACCCTCAAAGCATGTACTCCTCACATCTGATGATGTTGGCGCCGCTACGAGCCATCTGGTGGCTTTGTGGGACCATGCCCACCAGGCGATCTGCTCGGCTGCCATTCTGGTCTTGCCAGCACCCCTTCCTGCTAAGACTAAGTGAATCGACCACCAGTCACCCGAAGGTAGGATCTGGTGATCAAGCGCCTGCGTGAGCCACATCATCCGCCAGGCCCAAGCAGCAGCCTGGTCAGCAGGAAGTTTGGTGTACTCAGCCCTTATCTGCGGATCACGCAGTAGGGTCTCGAGGTCACTTGTCCCCAAGCTGCCTCTTGGCCTCGAGGTTCTTCAGCATAGCGTCGAAGATAGATATGTCGGCCTTAACCTCGAGCGGGTTCTCAGCGTCGCCAGCCATGGTTACCCGGTCACCGTAACGCTTAGGGTTCCACTTGGCCAGCAGCTTAAGCTTGATCTCTGCCCTCGCCTTGATCAACTGCACATAGCCAGGATCAATCCGGCCACGCTCTTCGCGCTCCGGCTCCAGCATCATTTCGCGGTAGATTTCCTCGGCGATTGCGTCCTGCCCAACTTCCCGTGCGCGTGCGATGTGGAGCGAAAGATCGGGGTCTTGCGCCATCCACTCATACATGCTCGTCCAATGAGGCATATGCTCATCACGGCATATCTGTCTTAATGGTTCTCCATCACTTAGTCTTCTTGCTATCTCTGCTGCTAGCTCAGGCGTGTATTTGCTTGGGCGGCCTGTTTTGCGCGGCGCAGCATTTGTTTTGGCGGGGTTTTCGGACTTGCTCATCACGTTATTCCAGTGACATATGATCCGTTGATAGTAGGGTTTTGTGGCGCGGCCTGCAAGATTGACTTACTGCCGCTCATGTAACTGATTGATTTTACTATGCTTTGCTACAAAAAGAAACCCCGGCATTGCGCCGGGGAAAAGACTTGAGGTAAGTCAACAGGAGACATCACATGGAAACTCGTCCGAGTCTAAGTCTTCCTGATCCTCTGAGTCAAGCCGCTCTTGGTCATATTCCCAAAGCTGCCTGTCGAGCCACCAGTCATAGTTCATCTGCCGTCTCCTTGATGTATTCGCTAATGGCCTTGTGAAGTTCCTTGATCTGCTCTTGATTCAAGTGAACGCTGCAGTGTGCGCCTACCTTCCAGATAGACATCCACAAACCGCCTTCGTAATCACTGAGGCTGATCCTGTCGTAATTTTCTGCGGTAACGTCGTGTTGCATGATGTTCTCCATGTGATGGGGCCGAGGCCCCGGTTGTTTAGACTGCTTTGGGGCGCTTGATGATGGTTTGCTTAACGCCATCACGCACGCCGTGCTCGGCTACCGTAGCCTTCACCGTGATGGTCTTCGTTTCGCCGCTTGGAAGGTCAAGATCGAATGCCTCGCAGTAACCCTTGTAGATGACTACGTTGCCCTCTGAATCTTCGCAAATGCAAATCAGGGTCATGCCGTACTGGCCAGCAAGGCGAAGGATCTTCTTGACCGTGAGCGTTAGCGTGATTTTCTCGCCAACAGTGCCAATGTGTACGCGGGTTTCGTTGAGTGCAGCCTGCTTATCAGCCCACTCGGCACGGCGCTTGGCACGCTCTGCAATGCTCTTGCGGACTGCAGCAACCTGCTTTTCCGAAAGCTTGCCAAAGTTGTCATAGGCCTTGGCGAGCGAACCAACAAAGTTATCCTCGTAGCTGACAAAGCTTCCGCCGTCGAAGATGCGGCCATTAGCGATGAAGGCCAGAACCGCCTCGTAATCCTCGTGCGTTTGAGCAAAAGTTTTCTGCGCATTCGCAATGATGTTGCGGCGTGCGCCAGCGTAGTAAGCTCTTTCGTCGTGAATGATTACGGCCATCTCGTTTCTCCTGTTGGTTTCACTGTTTGGTTACTACAGGCTCAATCCTACACACTTTTAGTCCACTTGTGTGTGGGTACGCCATCCGTCCGACAAATGGTCATGATGCGCAACCAAACGGCGGGTGATGTGCAGTAACTCAGCCTCATCCACCCCATAGTGCTTAGTGAAAGCCTTCACGCCCATGCCGTGGATGCCTGTGTTCCCGCGGTGATGCTCAGGGCAAAGAGGGATTGCGTCGTAGTGACTTGCCCGCTGGCCCATGCCGGTACCCTTTCTGGGGTGGTGGATCTCTGCCGGCGTACCGGGCGTGCCCTTCAGATAGCAGAGCACACAACCGATAGCAGCCACTTTACCAAGATGTTTTTTTTCGTCTTTCGTCATGGATTTCATAGAAAAGTGATTTGGCGTAATGAAGGCCAGCATAAAAGCCATCGCCCCAAGCATTGTGATAAACGGCCTGTGTCCACCCCTTATCGTCCTCCCAGGCTTGACTGCCAATGAACCGAGCAAAGTCAGCCAGCATGCGCTCCCTGATCAAATGGGAATCGCTTATATCGTCGCCTTGCCCTCCGCCCTGAGATTCGCCTGCTGCGTCCTGTAAATCTCGATCCTTGCCTGTGCTGCTGTTAGTTTCCATTTCAATGTTTCCTCTTCAGTAACGTGTTTTTGCAACTCTCGTAATAATTCGATGTACTCCGGGTGCGCATAAGCTTCACGCTCTTGTGCGCCGATTGCGGTCTCTAAGCTTTGCTTCATCAAGATCGCTTTCTTGCTCTTGCGAAACTCCTCGGTGTAAATCCTCAAAGCTTTGGCTGCAGCGTACTTTTTTGCGTGCAGCACCATAAAGTCCACCGCGTCATGTGGATCGTGTACCTCTTCAATTTCCATAGATGCCCTTTCTAGCCTCGCCATGAGGCCTAAACAGCGATTTTTTTTGATTGGTTGATGTCACCCTACTACCTCCTCCTTTTTTTGGCTTAAATCGTAAACACGCACCTTCACCATGCCGGCAATCGTTGATCGGTAAATCCGCAGGTCATCAATCTGACTGTCGTCTTCCCACACCCCTGCGTGCGTCAGTGAATCCAGCAGGGACTTCAGGATGTTGTCCAGATCCCGCTTCCTTCTGTCCGGCGGGAAAGCCTCGATCACTACGCGTAAGGGTCCAGCCTGCTTGAGGTAGCGCTGAACCATTGCGGCTTCCATCACTAGGTTGTTCACTGCCTTGCGATAGATCTTGCCCACTCCTGAAACGTACACGGTTGCGAGCCTGCCAACTACTTTGTGTCGCCAGTAAGTATTGACGGTAGGTGGCCATGGCAGTGTCACCTCAAAAATCGGGGTCGAATCGGTAGGGGTTTGCACCGGGTTTCTCCAAAAACTGTTGGGATGTGCGGTCATACCAAAGTCTTAACCGCGGTTCGTGTTCGCCGTTCCTCTGCTTCTCACAAAGCAGCATGGCATCGGGTTCTGCAGGATCAACGGCTTGGCCAGCCTCAAGCAACCTTTCTTTTTTCTTGTTGCGCCACATCATCCAGACGTTATCAACCTGGTCGGCAATTGATCCCGATCCTTTCATATCCACTTTCTGAGGCATGGCCTCGTCAGTTGCGCCCTTCCTGATGTGGTGGACTAGGTGAATGTGAAGGTCGGTGTCTCGAGCCAGGTTCGTGCAGTCACTCACGAAGTCTTTCTGGGCGTTGTAGTCGTCTTCGCCTTTGACGCATTTCATGAGCGAGTCAATGAAGAAGTCGTTCATCTTGAGTTCACGCGCTGCATAGTTGCCAACGCCGATGATCTGCTCTCGAGAGATTTCGCCCTGCCGGTCATAAAACCACAGGTAGTTGCCGCCCCACGCTGCAAAGTTTCGGTAGTCGTCAGCCGTAGGAAATTGCGTGCCCGTGAATTGCCTGACCATGCGCTGCAAGGTTGTGGTGGGCTTCATCTCAAAGCTGGCAATCAAGACGTTGCGCTTTTGTGCCATCAACTGCAGCGCGATCATGCCCGTGATCATGCTCTTGCCTGAGCCGTTCTGGCCGGCGTAAACCGTAACCTCAGCAGGCCGGAAAGAGAACATGTCCTTCAGCTTGCCCCAGGGCATAACCACAGGGGGTGGCTGCTCGGTCTCGAGCATTTCAATCGCCTGGCGGACGATGTCCTTGGCTGGCCGGATCATGACTGCCGGCTCCATCATGTCGTACCACGTCTGAAAGTCGATGTTTTCAGGTAGGGTGTTCATGCGTCCACCTCCGAGTCCCATAGAAGGCCTGGAGTCGTTTCGCGGTAGTGGGCGAATATCCTCCTAGCCTTGAATTGTTTTAACGCAGCCACGGCCTCAAAAACGGCCTCAGAATTGATTCCTGTGACGTGGACTACTAAACCCAAAGCCCAGCGGTAATCACGCTCAAAGGGTTTGGCTACCACCACCGGGTAATCCGGGTGCGGATCAGGATTGCCATCAAACTCAACAAACACGGCGCGGGGCGGGGAAGAACTTAGCTTGCAAGCGATCACAAAGTCATGGCCTTTCATAGCGCACCTGCATAAGGATCAAGTTGCGCAGGCTTTACTGGACCCTGCTTTTCATTGAGCACCCAATTCTTGAACGTCTTATCCCAATCAAGCTTGGTTGCATCTTTGCCTGACTTAGCCTGCCAGTAATTCATGAATGACATGACTGTGGTTCTCAGATTCAGATCTGGCCTCTCCTTACGAGCAAAAGCAATCAACTCATCAGAAGGTTCCCAGTCAGCAGACAAGCGCGTAGCGCGTCTCTCTCTGGTTATTGGTTCTTGGTTCTTGGTTGCTATTGGGGTTAACGTACCCTCCCCATTAGCCTCCTCAATACCCTCCCCATCACCCTTGTCATTACCCTTCTTATTGGCCCACTTCTTGGCCGCCCCTTTGGCCCCGCCAGTTTTCATGCGTTGGTAAGAGGAAATCTCTGCGTCGCAACGCTTATTGTGCTGGAAGCCATCTTCACCGGGCTGGAAATACTCGCTGAGTATTTGCCTGACTTCCTCAATGGCTGCAGGCATGCGGATACGCCTAGCAATCCACTGCGCATCATCTGGCAGCGCTGATTCGCCAAGGTAGTAAAGGTCGAGCATTCGACGGTAAGCCAGATCCTCGGTATCAGTGAGGTGGCTCGTGTGGGCTTGATAGTCCCCCACATGGAACGGATAGAAACGCATCATAAAACCCCATCAAGGTTTGTCATCACTGAACTTGGGCGTAGGCAGGCGGGTGATGAAGCCGCTTTTCCCTCCGTCGAGGTAGCCATGCCCGTTGGACTTTACTTAGTGTTTGGTTGTTTTGCAAGCATTTTTTCTGACGATCTCTTGCATCGTTTCTGTAACGTCATGCCAGTAATGCTCAAATGATTCCTGGCCGCTAGTCTCTGCAATCCCGAGGCAAATCTTGGTCAGCATGGTTAGCGTCAAGGCGTTGTAAGTGTGCTCGGCAAACTGGTGATCTTCAAACTCACTGAATGAGCGATCCAGATCCACATAAAACTTTTGCGCGGCTTGTGCAATCTTTTTGTGGTTCATGAGAACTCCTTCAGGATGTCCTGATAACTGTACTTCCTGCTGGATAGCTGCTCGGCCACAGACGCTAGCAACAACAGCCTCTTTAATGGCACGCGGTTGTATTTGCAGTAGTAGTGGGCGGTAGACGGCGCGACACCAAGCAGACGTGCTGCAGATCTGACGCCACCGATTGCATTGATTAGGTCTCTGATAGTCATGCCGTTAGAATAATCGAACACATCATTTGACGCAACCCCTATGAAAGTTGTTGACATGGTGTTCGATATATGAAACACTTTTAACTCCGAAACCAACTGGAGAAACCGAATGGATGAATGGCAACAAGCCATGCAAGAGCGTGAGCAAATGCTTGAAGAGGCTTTTCTTCGTGCTCGAGCAGGCGTAGCTGATGAAAACGACTGGCGGCTTATAGCTGCTGAACTTGGACTCTCAATTTTCAAAAAGGAAACCCAACATGTTGATCTCTGAAAACGGTAGCAAACCCAAATTCAAAGAAGCGCCCGAAGGCGTTCATCTCGCCATCTGTTATGGCTTGGTAGACCTCGGCACTCAAACCTCAGTCATTAAAGGCGAGACCACATCGGCTCGCAAGATCAGGATCTTCTGGGAGTTGCATGGCGAGGACTCCGAAGGCAAACCCTTAACGCTTGATGATGGCAGGCCCTTGTCGGTATCTGAGCGCTATACCTTATCGCTCAACGAGAAAGCCAACCTGCGTCAAATGCTGACCTCATGGCGCGGCTCTGACTTCACAAAGCAGGAACTCAAAGGCTTTGATCTGCGCAGCATCATCGGCAAACCCTGCATGGTTACCGTCACGCACAACATCGTAGGCGACAGGACTTGGGTAAACGTCAAAGCAGTAACTGGCGTGCCGTCAGCAATGAAGAAGTTGGGACTTCCGACCAAAGCAAATCCCGACATGTATTTCAGCTTTGGTTACTTTGATGGCGAGGAATTTGAAGCCCTGCCCAAAGGCCTGCAGGAAATCATCATGAAAGCACCCGAATGGGAAGAGCGGCAACAAATAACTAAGTCTGTCACATCACTTGATGATGTTGAGGATGACATCCCTTTCTAGCATTTATAACAGTTAAGGATAGCACATGGCTAAACAGATGACACAAAAGGCGCTAAGGACCAACGTCTACAAAGGCGCAGAGAGGATTGCCGAGCGGGATTGGCAACCGATCTACAAGCTTGTTGTAAGGCATGGTCCTCAGCAGATCACCGAGCACCTAGCGGTGCCGCACTACACCAAAGAAAAGGTATGGGTGCTTCCCGGTGGCGTTGAAGCTCTTGGCGACGAGCTTGCCGAGGCTGGGTACTTCTATTCATCAACCCTTTTATGGCCGAGGCATTGGACACATGGCAAACAATCTTAAGAGAACGCCGGCTCAACGCAAACGCATTGCTGAGGGCATGAAACGAAGCTGGGCATTACGCAAGCAATTTGATGTCGAGGAAATCAAACCCACTGAAGAGCGCGACATCGCCGCGGAATATGATCTGCTGATAGCGCCCAACAACGTCAGAGCATTTGTGCATTGCATCCACGATAGAGCGATGTATGAGTTTCTGATTGCTTCTGGCGTCGAAATAAGACGGCTATCAAGTCATGCGCCAGCTTGACCTGCTGACTGAATTTGGCACTGATCCGAAGCTGCTTGTCAGACGGGAAGACCCAGAGACAAGCCATCAGGCTGCGCATGCCGTCAAATCAGGCGAACTTGAGAAGTTGGTATTTGAAACCATCAAACGCTTTAACGACGGCTGCACGCAAGATGATGTGCTAGCCCTGCATCCGACAAAGCCTTATTCATCCATCACGGCTCGATTCAGGGCCTTGCTGGATAAGGGTTTTATTGAAGATACAGGGCAGCGCAGGCCAGGACGGTCTGGAAAACTACAACGCATCGTAAAGGTTAAACATGGAAGTCAAGGAACATCTTAAAGAGGGCGGCCACTGGTACGACCGCCAGGGAAACCCCAAGTACACTGTTCAGGGGGCCAACGGCAGGGAGCGCAATACAACGCTCAGGGACGCCCGCAAGTACGACTTGGTACCTTCGGTCACAACTATCCTCAATGTGGCCGCTAAACCCGGCCTGGAGGCCTGGAAGCAGCAGCAAATCCTGCTGGCAGCACTTACCCTGCCCAAAGGTGACGAGGAGTCGATTGACGCCTATGCCGAGCGGGTTCTCAAGGACAGTAAAGAGCAGGCTGCAGACGCTAGAGACTTGGGTACTGCTATTCATGCGAAGGTGCAAGACGCCTTTGAAGGTGGTCCTGACAATAACTACTCGCTGACAGTGAAGGACTTGCTTAACCGCGCCTACGGTAAACAGGACTGGATAAGTGAGAAAAGCTTCTGTCACCCGCAAGGCTTTGGCGGCAAGGTGGATCTGCACTGCAAGGTAGCGGTTATCGACATCAAAACCAAAGCTTTTGGTCCGAATGACGATCCAGTGGGTTATGACGAGCACTTGATGCAACTTGCAGCTTATCGTTCCGGCCTGATTCTGCCAGGCGCATCTTGTGCGAATGTGTTTGTGTCTACAACGCATCCAAACTTGGTATCGCTTTATGAGTGGACGCAGGCAGATCTGGACCGCGGCTGGAAGATGTTTGAAGCGCTTCTGACGTTCTGGCAGGCAAAAAATAATTATAAGTAGCATGAACGGCAGATCATGATGGTATGAACGGTTGGTAGTGTGTTGACAACTGGACTAAATAGGTTCAATATTCAACTCAGCAGCACACGAAACCAACCGGAGAAACCAGCATGAACAACGACTTAGCACTCAACAGCATCGACACACTCGGCAGCCTCTTAGCTCAGATCGCCGACCTTACCAAGCAAGCCGACGCCATCAAAGACGCCATCAAGGACGCTGCTTCTGCAGGCGGTCCCAAGGTTGTTGAGGGCGCTCTCTTCAAGGCAACCTACACAGAAACCAACCGCACTACGGTTGACTACAAGTCGCTGTGCGCTGATCTCGGTATCACCGCTGATCAGATCGCCAAGTACAACAAAGTCGCCGCTGTTTTCAGCGTCAAAGTAACCAGCCGCTAATTAACCGGGGCTTCGGCCCCTACCAGGAGAACACCATGAACGCCAAAAACATTTCCGACGTTTTATCTATCTTGAACCTTATCTCTGCTTCTAGCCTTGATGCGTTCAGAGACCCGGTTTTTATTGGCCAACTGAAAGGGGCAGCGTTTACAAAAGCACTGCCGTTGAAATACGCACTTGAAAAAATCAATGTGGAGATACGCGATGAAAGTGATTGTTCGTAAAGACCCGACTCCGCTTGATACGCGGGACTATGACTGGCGTGCGGTTGTCCACCCCTACACGCAGGGTGACAGGATTGGCTGGGGCCGCACCCAGAAACGTGCCATCGCTGATTTGCTTGACCAGCTTGGCCTTGATCTTAATACCGCCGTGGAGGTCCAGAATGAATCCAGGGATTAGAGTCAAGACACCACGAGGCCTTGGGATTCTTGAGCACATACAAGCAGACGGCACTTGCGCAGTACGTTTGATCAATGACAGCGAGTGGCCATTCCCTGAGTGGATTTACCTGCAACGCAATCAAGTGAAGCTTGCATTCAAACCCAAACCCGACTTATCAACTTTTGAGGAGGCACCCTTCTGATGGCACAAGTCTACTTACAGCATCTGGGCACTTGCCCGGTAAGCAAGTTCCAAACAAGCGTATTGAAGCCGGTTACTAAGAGGCCTTATAAGTTTGGCGTATCAGCCCTGTACACAAAACCGATTAAGAACTACTACAGCAGCGATCAGGACTGGGTTTATGACCTGATGGTACTTAACCGCACACCATGGCAGATGATTCGATACAAGGGCTTGCAGTGGCTTCTGTATGCACTGGTTGTCGGCTGCTTTATCTATTTCACTAACGGCGCTGCAGAATGGGTGATCAAGCATGTATGACCTGATATTGACCTTGATTGACCTAATCGGCGTGGGCGCTGCCGCGCTTGTGTTTGTGTTTGTTTACTTAATCTGGAGACTTCCTTATGGCGAAGAGTGATGACCGCATGACCCTTATTGCTGCTGCCCTGAATGGCATCTTGGCTTGTGGCATTAAGAATTACAACGACCACACCCTACAACTTGACTCTGCTGAACGCATTGCAGCGTTTGCAATCCGAATTGCTGACACCACCCTGGAGATGGCCTATGAACGAAAACCTAAAGCGAATGACTGAGGCGTGGCTCGCTTACTGCAAGGCGTATGGCATGGACTCGATGAACCGCAACACGTTTGCGATCTTTAAGGCCGGCTGGGAAGCAGCATTGAAACCGAAGGATGAATCATGGAAGTCAAACACAAACGATCAAGCATAGAACTAGCGCTAAAGGTCTTAAAACGCGGCACGCGTCTTGTTTATCACGAGGAACTTGAGGAGCGTAGGCAAGCGATCAAAGAATTGGAAGCCATGCAGTGGGTTGGCCTGGATGACGAGGAGATACACCAAGCCTTTTGTCATGCCGAGTATGAGACTAATCATGACTGGAACGACGACCCCGAGTCATGGTGCAAAGCGTTCGCTCGACATTTAGAAAAAACTTTTAAGGACAAAAATTAATGAATAACAAAGAAGTCCCTTGCAACGAACATCCCGACGCACCGCATGGCTTCATGCGTGACGCATCACACAGCGCAGGACGATATGTGTGTGAGTGTGAGTTTTGGGAACCGCAAGGAGTAAAGATACATGCCGGTCCTTATGGTGAGGCGTGGATTGCTCAAGATGGTCCGTTGCTTACTGACACAAAACCGCTAGAACCCGTGGCGTATGTAACAGGATTTCATAACGGACATTGCGTCATACAGCCAACTGATCCTGCACTTGTTTTGCCCGTTGATATGGCCTTGTACCGCTCGCCGAAAGAATGGGTTGGGCTGACTGATGAGGAGGTTTATCAGGCTGAGTCAGGGTGTTGGTTTCTGGATGAGCTTGATAAAACACTTTTTGCCCGTGCGATTGAAGCCAAGTTACGGGAGAAAAACCATGGCTAAACCGATGACAAAAACTGAATGGATGAACTGGCTTGAAAAAGCCTGGGACGAGGCGCAGCGGCGTGAATGGGTTGGGCTGACGGGCATGACCCTGCGTGATTACTTTGCAGCCAAGGCGATGCAAGGTCTGTTTAGTTGCGGAAAAGCGCACGATGAGCATACCGCACACGTCACCGCAAAGGCGTCGTATTTGATGGCCGATGCCATGCTGAAAGCGAGGGAAGCATGAAGCAATGCAAATGCGAACACTGGCAACAATGCCCCACATGTATGCCTCATCGGTTTGATGAGGAGGGGAACCTTAAACCACCCGAGACGACGCCGTTACAAGCTGCAAAGGCAGAAATTGAGTCGTTGAAGCAGCGTTTGTTTGAGATGCAAAACGCGGCAATCGATTTAGCTAAGCAGCAATTTTTAACTCAGGAAGATCTTGAACGACGATGGGGAATTAGTGGGGCGACGCTTGAGCGTGACCGATCGCTTAAGCAGGGCATGCGGTATCTGAAGATTGGCGGACTGATCCGTTACAGATTGCAGGATGTACTTGATTACGAGGCCGAATGCACAGTGGAAACAGAGCGGAGGAAAAAATGAGCAGAGAAGCCATTGAAGAAGCGATAGAAGTGCTAGAGGATGCAAGCGCAGAGATGCTGATGGAAACAGGCGATAAAAATTACTACATCGAAGCCATTGCCGTTTTACGCCAAGCACTTGTCGATGCCGACGACACATCACAAGAACGTGTTGATGAAATCGTAAAAGATGAACATGAGCCGGTGGCGTGGGCCAATTCACCAGCAGACGGGCCTGTGGCATGGAGTTGCCAGTGTGGCAGGCCTTATACGGTTACCTGTATTTCAAGCAAACCACAAAAGAAGGAATGGGTTGGGCTGACGGATGAGGAGGTGTCAGAAATTATTGATCGGGAGATTGGGTTTAACAGTTGTTGGGGTCCGGAAGAAAAGTTTGCCCGAGCAATTGAGCAAGCCTTGAAGGAGAAGAACAATGGCTGAAAACAAAAACGCAAAGACACCAGCAGACGGGGAGCCTTTGCCCGTAGCAACGAGCGCCATGACGCTAGAGCAAACACGACAGTGGATTGCCGACACATGGAAAAGGTGCCAAGACGAAGCTTGGCGGGAGCCAACCACTAAGACGGTGGTGTACCTGACCGCTGGTAGCTACAGTCTTGAGACGCTTGAAAACTTAGTTAAGTTACTTAGAAAGGTGGCTAATGATGACTAGAGAAGACATCATCCGCATGGCGCGGGAGGCTGGGTGCAAACCATTCAGAAGCCCAGAACACTGGGACGATGTGCAAGTCTTTGCCACCCCCAATGTTCTTGAACGCTTCGCCGCCCTTGTTGCGGCTGAGAAAGAGAAGCAGATCATCGACATCCTTGAGCGACTGCAAGAGCGAAACGAATCGCACACCTACTACAAGTATGCGATCAACGTCATCAAAGGTGAGATATGACCCAAGAAGACATCATCAAGCTGGCGCGGGAGGCTGGGCTGGCAGAAGGTATTGCGGACGGCTTGAATGGGGAGTGGAAAGCCGAAAGAGAGTTCCTTGAACGCTTCGCCGCCCTTGTTGCGGCAGCAGAGCGTGAGGCGTGTGCGAAGTTGTGTTTAGAAGAAGCGAATGAGGCTTACCACCAAGAAGCGTTTTATCTACCACGAGGCAATCAAGGGCTACTGCGTATTGCTGAAGGTGCTAAACGGTGCGCCGAAGCAATCAGAGCAAGGGGTGAGCAATGAAACCCTCAGACATGATCGCAACGCTTGAAATGATCGGCTGGACCCGGCAAGGCATTTCTAAATATCTCGGTGTTGGTAAACCGGCAGTTAGCCGGATGGCTACTGATCAATGCGCTAATCCACGCTACAAAACGATGGACGCGCTGCGTGAACTGATCGCGTTGCCGACACCGATTAACAGAGGTAAGCAATGAAAACAATGAGCATCCACAAACTCAGAGTGCAGGCCAAGATCGACCGCGGTCAGGCTTGTTTGAGGTACATGAAAACCAGGACGTCGCCGGTTACGCTGAAGGACCTTGCCAGTAAGTTGGGCGTGACGACAAAATCAATCTCAAACTCACTCATGCCGCTTCTGGAAGAAGGACTGATTGTGCGTGAGCGCGAATTTCGACAATCATCGGTCTGCAATAAATTGGGGTGGGCCTACGTCTATTACGATGCAGAAAAGCGAAACAAGATGAGGAGGGTCAAGCAATTCAAGATCAATTACCACGACCCCTTCAATATGACTGCCAGGGCATGAAGGATTATCTTGCCGGCGAAGCAGTGTGGCGGCTACCAGAGGATCACCCACCGCCCCTAGGGGTCAAGATGTTGCTACTCAACGGCGGTGGCGTTTGTGTGATGGGAACCTGGGCTGACTGGGCTGTGGCCTGGTCACCTTTACCGAAGATACCTGACAACATCAAACAGAGACTAATACATGGACATTTACTTGGATGCAATGCGCTACCGCATGCTGCGTCAACTCGTGGATTACCCGGAGCAAATGGATGAAGACCTTGACATCGCTTTACGACAAACAGCTAGCGATTATCAAACGCCTGCACGATACGATGCAGAATCAAATGAAAACCGATGCAGCACTTGCCGATCAGCTTTTGCATGACCTGGCTTGGAATGTACTAGAACTCAGGAAGACACTTCACGATGCTATGCCCACATTGCGCAGACCAGTCAGGACGGTCCAGCCGGACAATCGTCCTTGAAACCAGAAGCTTCTGGGAACCCAACAAATATTATTTCTACATAGAACGACGACGCGAATGCAAAAGATGCCACGAAAGATTTACGACAACCGAGAAGTCACCATCGGCTCGACAACACTTACCCTCAAAGAGTGGGCCAGAAGGTCAAGAATCAGCTTCTACACCCTCAAGTGGCGAATAGATCAAGGCTGGCCTACAGATCGCTTATTTGAGCGCAGGGAAGGCTTCCAGGAGGGTATGAAGGTCTGTAGTGCCTGCGGCGAGACAAAGCCCTCTGAGGGCTATTACAAGCGTTCCAGAGGGGGGTGGTATTCAGAGTGCAAAGGTTGCCACAAGAAGCGGGTCGTTCAGGGGGCAAAATAAGGGTTGTACGTTGCAGGCAGGCCTGATGGCTTGCCCTCTCCCTTTTCTGTAGCCTTGCGGTAAAGATACATGGCCATGGGAGATAGGGCCATGGCACCACCAGCAATTTGTGTAGGTCCGTATGGAAATGCTGCAAGGGCCGATCCTGCTGCGCCTACACCATAAGCGGCAGCCATCGGCATGTCTTGCTCGGCATACTTCTCTAATCCTGCCTGCGCTTGCTCTACCGCGCTTAAACCACCGAGTGCTCCGATTCCCACCCTGCCTAGCGGTGATGAAACGCCGCGCCTTAACATGTTCATAGGGCTTTGCTGCTGCCTTGCCAAAGCTTCTCGCTGCTGGCCTCGAGCCATTAAACGATCGACAATGCTTGCAGGTTCGCCAGGCATGCGCGGGCCAAACATCTTGGTAGCCCTGCCAGATACCTTGCCGTGATCCTTCATGCGCTGATAAGTTGCCGTGGCCTCGGGTACACCGCCAACCCCTGGCTTATTAACGCCAGCCCAGTTGGCAAGCCACTTCTCACCAGACGTTGTGCCGGAAGGCTGGCCAATCCGCGACATGCCCTCTAGCGCGTCTACTAGCCTCCTGCCTGCAGCACCCGTCAATTGTGAGCCAGCAGAAAATGCAGCGCCAGCACCGGCGCCACCAAGGTCTAGCAGTAAGCGTTGAAAGTCAAACTCTGATGCTGGCGTTACTTCACCGCCTGGTGAGGCTTGTCCTTCGCCAACACTGGCGCCTTCGGCCTCACCTTCTAAGCCAATAAAGGGATTGCGTAACTGACCGCCTGAGTAAGACTCAATACGCTTAACGTAATTTGCCGTCTCTTCAGGGATTTCATTAGGATCGCCTGAGACAAGAAACTTGCTGTTGGGTCCTGCGTTGTAAGCAGCAAGCAATGCAACCGGATTGGTGCCGATGTTGGGCATGCTCGACAATTGCTTTAAGTAACGCAAGCCACCCTGAATGTTTTGATTGATGTCGTAAGGGTTAACACCCAACTCTTTAGCCGTGTTTGGCATTAACTGCATCAAGCCTACTGCGCCCTTGGGCGATAAAGCCTTCGGATCAAACTTACTCTCAGCGGCAACCATCGGCAGCACAAAGTCAGGATTGATGCCCATGCGCTGGGCTTCCTGGCCGATCTGCTGCGCGTACCTTATCTGGCTTTCGTTGAGGTCTTCAGCTTTCATGGCTTATTCCCAAGTTGTGATGCGCGTTGGTTGATGGCATCCATCGTCAACCCGCCAGACGGCTGGCTCTTAGGTAGCAAAGGCCTTAAGGCGTTATTGACTGCTTGTATGCGAGCACTCTCTAAGCGCTTGTATTCAGGATCTTGCTTGAGTTTTGCAAGCGTAATCCCTCTTTCCTCGAGCGTATCGGCACGCCACTTCTCAAAGTTAGCAATGGCCTCAATCGCCTTGGCTTTGGCCATGATGACGTTAGGCGTGTCAAACCTCGGATTGATAGCAGCACGACGCAGAATCTCGCGCTCGCCTTCAGTAATCTGGCCTTGGCCTTTAATCAACTGCGAGTAGTAGAGTTCCATCTCAGCGATACGCGAGGCTGCCATGGATGCGCGATCAACGACTTGCTGCTTGCGCTGATTGAATTGCTCCATCGTCTCGTTGGGATTCTTGGGCAAGTTCAACGTAAGGTTAGAAACAACCCGCTCAATCTGCGAGCGATCAACGCCTTGCGAGCCAGACTCAGATGCGCGAGCTACTGACAACACGATGGCTGAGAAAATATCGTTGGGCTTATTAAAGGCGCCAAAGTATTGATTCATACCCTCAGTGCCAATAAGCTGCTGGATCTCTTTAGCGGTTTGCTGTTTAGCCGTTGCAATACCACCCGCCTCAATAGCAGCGCCGGTACGTTTGGCACCGCCCGTTACCAACTCTTCTTGCTCGCGTCTTGCTATCGCAGCTTTGTCTTCCTCTGCGCGTTTTTGGCGCTCTCTTTCCTCGACTGTTACGGCAACAGGAGGAGCGGTAGGCGCTGGAGCGCTGGGTGCTGTGCTAGGTGCCGATGGAACGCCGGGAGCGGCTGCGCCAGGTCTTGGCATCTCCTTGGTGTACTTATCAACCACTCTGTACAACGATTCAGCATCATTGTCTTGCAAAGCCTTATCAATTCTGATCGCGTCTTCTAGGCTGACTTTAAGGGTTCCAACCCCAGGAATGGTTCGCTCTGTCGGAGCCTGGCCAGGGAACGGGGTGAATCTACCCGAGCGCACATCTACTTGGCCACTTGGCTGTGTCACGATACCTTTGGCTTGTGCTTCTAAGTATTGGAAGGCTTGCTTACCAAGCTCTGGATCAAACATCGCAATTTGCAAAGCCGTCTCAGGCGTTATGCCGGCAAACTGATTTGCAGAACCAGTTGCAGCACCTGCAGTATCTGCTGCAGCACTTGGCCGCATGGCACCAGTCAACTTTTTGAGTGCCTCACCCTTTTGCGCTGCGCCATATTGGCTTGCAGCCATCTCTGCGCGGATCTGAGCCATCTCAATGTTGCGCTTGCGTTCAGCCTCTGCAGCCGGAGCCACAGCAGCAGCAGCGTTGGCAAGACCTTCGCCAAAAGTTCCTGACTTCGTTGGTGACAGTAAACCTTGAGCAAGAGCAAGCAATGTCGGATCAAATAACTGATTGCGTGACTCTAAGGCCTCGAGAAGCTTTTGTTGCGTATCAAGGTAAGACTGACGCGCTTGCGTCATGCCGCTGGATTCGCCCGGTATCTCGGCAAGTGCTAAAGGTGATTTGGCCATGGCTTAGTCCTCACCAGGATCTGTGCTTTGATCGTCATAGTTACCTAGCCAACCACCGCTACCCGTGCCCAAAATATTGTTAAAGAAGTCTTCAAGCTCTTCAGAACCCATCG